GAATTGGTGGCGTCAATCGAGTCAATTTCTCAACAGAGAGAGATAGACAAGAAACGCATGAAATTCTTTTAACTTTGTAAGGAGTCACAATGGACACCAACCCACAAGGGAGTGCCAAAACCGTAGGACAAGCAGCCGAGGCTTTTTACGGTCTCATGGGTGGCAACGAGGAGGCGCAAGCCCAACCCGAGCCCCAAGAGATCATTGAAGAGACCATCGAGCAGACCGAAATCCAAGAAGACCTGGAGGACGGAACCGAAGAGTACGAGGAACCAGAAGAGGAACAGACCCCCACCTACCGAGTTAAGGTAGGCAAGGAAGAGGTTGATGTTCCGCTTGATGAGTTGCTTAAAGGTTACTCACGGACGGCTGACTACACCAAAAAGACTCAAGAGGTCGCTGAAGCTCGTAAAGCAGTAGAGTCCGAGCGCCAGAAGATCGAAGAGGCTTCCAGACTCCGAGACCAGTATGCTGAACGGCTGGGGGTGATTGAGCAGATGCTCTCCCAAACCGAGAAAGCAGAAGATTTGTCTGCCCTGAAAGAAACCGACCCCATTGGCTACGCCGTGAAGGTCGCAGAGCAGGCAGAGCGAGAGAAACAACTTGCCGCAGTTCGTGCAGAGCGCCAGAGACTGGCCCAATCGCAACAGGCAGAGCAGAGCGAGAGGCTTAAAGCCCACCTTGCCGCTGAAGCCGCTAAGTTGCGTGACGCTATTCCTGAGATGTCTGACGAAGTGAAGGGTGAGGTCGTAAAGCGGGACATCCGAGACTTTGCCAAATCTATAGGCTTTTCGGATCAAGAACTAGCCCAGGTATACGACTCTCGTGCAGTCTTGACACTTTACAAGGCTATGCAGTACGACAAGCTGATGAAGGGCAAATCTGATGTAACCAAGAAGGTTAATCAAGCCCCGAAGATGCTGAAACCTGGAACTTCCACGCCAGAAGCGAGGGAGTCCGAGCAACTTAAAAAGATGCGACAGCAACTCAAGAAGACTGGCAAGAAAGATGATGCTGCTCGTTTATTTGAACGATTTATCTAAAGGAAACTAAAATGCCTACATTTACCCGATTTGACGCCGTTGGCGCCCGTGAAGACCTCTCTGATGTTATCTATGACATCAGCCCCCAAGATACGCCGATCATGTCCTCGATTGGCAAGACCAAAGCGACTGCCGTGTACCACGAGTGGCAGACGGATGCTCTGGCCGCTGCTACGACCGCCAACGCCGCTGTTGAAGGCGCTGACGCTACTGCCGCTACCCTGAGCCCCACGACTCGTATCGGTAACTACACCCAGATCGTCCAGAAGACTGTTCAGATTTCTGGCACCCTGGAGTCCGTAGACAAGGCTGGCCGTAAGTCTGAGAAGGCTTATCAGCTTGCCAAGGCTTCTGCCGAGATCAAGCGTGACATCGAGGCCATCATCACGGCTAACCAAGGTCAGTCTGCTGGTAACTCCTCGACTGCCCGTAAACTCGGTTCGCTCCTGTCGTACATCCAGACCAACACCAACAAAGGTTCTGGCACCACGACTGCTGGTGAAGACCCCACGACCATCGGTGTCTCAACCCGTGTTGACGCTGACACGACCCGTACCTTCACCGAGACCATGCTCAAGGATGTGGTTCAGCAGGTGTTTACTTCTGGTGGAACGCCCAGCCTCCTGGTTGTGCCTCCCGCTCTGAAGCAGGTTGTTTCTGGCTTTACTGGCCTTTCCCAGCATCGCTACAACAGCAACGCTTCTGGCGAAGTGACGATCCTGGCTGGTGCTGACCTGTACCAGTCGGACTTTGGCGTTATCTCCATCGTCCCGAACCGCTTTATGCGTAGCCGTGACGCTCTGGTGCTTGATCCTGAGTACGCCGCCCTTGCTTATCTGCGTCCTTTCCAGACCAATGATCTGGCTAAGACTGGTGACAGCGAGAAGACTCAGATTCTTGCCGAGTTGACCCTGGAAGTCCGTAACGAAGCCGCTCATGGCATCATTGCTGACCTCTCGGCCACTTGATAAGTAGCTGAAATTGCAGTAGAGTGGGGGTGGGCAACTGCCCCCACTTTTTCCATAGGGAAAGAATGAAACAAGTCCTCAGACAGGACGCAGACACCAGAACGGTGCAAACTGCGTATTCGGACGGAGATGGCGGCCTCGTTATCGAGACCAAGCAAGACATCTCTGCAATCATTGAACAAAACAAGCGTGAATATGCCGCCATTGACCCCAAAGCAAAGTGGGGTGAGTGGGCTAAGGTTGCATCTGTTCCGCTGGCTGTGTTCCAAGAACTGAACAAACTAGGCATCTGCCGAGGGTTCATGGTCATGGATCAGAAGAAGATGAAGGAATGGCTTAACAACCCAGATAACCGTCACTTCCGAACGAGGCCAGGTCGTGTCTAAGGTCGGTATTTGCATCCCCAGCCGAGGGGACATGGAAATCGGTACGGCGTTTGACTTGGCGATTATGGCCGCTTATGACGCAAAGTATAGAGATGGTGAGCTCGGGGTTTACACGGTAAGCGGAACCCTGATCTTTGACCAACGAGAGAAGTTAGCGAAGGCCGCTATAGAAGACGGGTGTGACTACATTCTGTGGATAGACGCAGATATGAGGTTCCCCAAGACTACGATTGAGCGCCTTCTGCAAGCAAACAAAGACATCGTAGGGGTGAACGCAACGACCCGCACGATTCCTGTAAAACCAACTGCCAAGAACCTAGAGATCAACATAGAAGAGAAGACCAACTCTTGGTTTCCTGTGAACTCTAAGGGTAGGACTGGGCTAGAGCAAGTGACCGCCATTGGATGCGGGGTGATGCTGGTTAAGAAGGAAGTGTTTGAGAAGACTCCTGGCCCGTGGTTCTGGTTCTACCAGATTCCTGGCGGGAAGGTCTTAGGCGAGGATGTGCATTTCTGCGTAGCCGCTAAAGATGCGGGATTTGATACATGGGTTGACCATGACCTGACACAAGAAATAGGTCATGTGGGCCAATACACCTACGGATGGAAAGACATAGATGGCACTAGCGAACTACAGCGACCTAAAAACAACGGTCGCAAACTATCTCGGAAGAAGTGACTTAACGAGTCAGATTCCTGACTTTATTTCACTTGCGGAGATTCGCCTTAACAGGAACCTCCGCATTCGCCAGATGCTCAAGAACGCTACTGCGTCAACGACTGGTGGAGATGCAACAGTAGGGCTTCCGTCTGACTTCCTAGAGTTGCGTGACATCTACATTGCAGGCAACCCCCGTATTACGCTGTCTTATCTGTCTCCTTCTGCGTTCTCACGGGATGCTCGTGCAGACCAGTCTGGTAGACCAGTCTTTTACACATTGAGCGGTGCAGAGTTTGTTCTGGCTCCAATTCCAGACACGACCTACACGCTGACGATGCTTTACTACGCAAAACCGACAGCATTGAGTGATAGCAACACCTCTAATGTGTTCATGGCTAATGCCGCAGATTGCCTGCTTTATGGGGCTTTACTTGAGGCAGAACCGTATTTAATGAACGATGCAAGGCTTGCTGTCTGGGCTCAGTTGTTTGATAACGCTATCACGACCCTTAACGACTCTGATGACTCATCTGAGTACGCTGGTGTTCCTCTAACTATGTCCGTCACATCGAGGTAATCATGGCTGAAATGTCCAACTATCTGGAGAACGCACTTATCAATGCGACTCTCCGTAACACTTCTTACACGAGTCCAGCAACAGTTTATGTCGGACTGTACACCTCAGACCCAACCGATGCTAATAGCGGAACAGAGGTGTCTGGTGGGTCTTATGCACGAGTGGCTGTGACTTTTGGCTCACCGAGTGATGGGGTGTCTACAAACTCCGCTGATGTTGAGTTCGCCCAGGCTACTGGTTCATGGGGTACTGTGACGCACCTTGGTATTCTTGATGCGTCCTCATCTGGGAACCTGTTGTATCACACGGCTTTGACGGCATCGAAGTCTATTGACACCGGCGACATCTTCAAAATCACTACTGGTAATTTGAGCGTTACACTTGCGTAATGCCGTTAACCCTTGAGCAGTTAGATCAGTTTGGCAGTCTTGATGACTTGCCGTTTACGCTTGATCTTGACTGGTACGAAGATAGGGTAAGTGGTAACTGGACTTTAGAAGCGATTGATGGGATTGGGTCTATTGATAGCCTCAACCTGTCTTTGGATGACCCACGCTGGGAAACGCTAACTGTTTACTTTAACAACCCAGCAAACTTTGCTTCATCTGCTACTGTTTCAGCAGATGCTGTAGCAATTAAACTTGCGTCTGGAGATATATCTTCTGATGTGAGTGTGTCGGCAGATGCAACAAGGTTGTTAATTGGCTCTGGAGACATTTCAAGCCAAACTGATGTTGAAGTAGAAGCGCAAAAAATCTCTGTTGCGTCTGCTGATGTAACGAGTTCGGTTGATGTTGCTGCAAGTTATGTCCGTTTGCGTGAGCCGATTGTCCCGCCAGCCAATTATTTGGCGTTTGGTAACGCTCAGATTTCAACGGCTCAGTATCAGTTTGGAAGTTCATCTCTTGCGCTTGACGGGTCTGGTGACTATGTAAGAAGCCCGACAACTTTAGCGGCATTTGAGAACTCGGATTACACGGTTGAACTTTGGGTAAGACCTAACTCATCCTCGTCATCCTCATATATTTTTGACCACAGACAAGGTAGTGGCGTATCTCTTAGGACAAGCAGTACAAGTCTGTGGGTAGGTATTGGTGGGTTAATTGCTATTAACATTGCAAACGCATTTCCAACGCCACAAATTTGGTATCACATTGCAATTACTCGGTCTGGCAATAACACTAAGTGTTACATTGACGGGGTGCAGAAGGGCAGCACATATACGACTGCATACACGGCATCTGCGGCAAATCTGTTTATTGGTGC